CTTCAGCAACAGCGTCTGACACGCCCAAAGATCTCGTTGCTGGCACGAGAGCCGAAGTTGTATTGCTGTCGCTATCCTGGAATCTCATCGTGAACAGCGCAACGAACCTGTCTGCACCCGTCTCATCTGTGACGATCTTGCCAACCTGATACAGTTGCGCAAGTGTGCCATCAACCAAGCGGACACCGCCTAGGCTAACAGCAACAAGCTTGGCGATGGAACCAGGATTCTTGGTCTTGCGCTCGAAGACTTGCAGCATGAAGTCTGGCGATGGCGACTGAGAATCGAACTCAAACATCACCTGTTCGGGATCATCCTGCGCGAAGGACGCGACGCGACGGGCTGTCTCGACCTGATCCTTAGACGTCTCCGACGGGCTTCTGCCGACTCCATCGGCTCTCCTAGGATCGGGCAGCCCTGAGAACACCTCTCGGCCTCCCTCGTAGACGGGCGAGAGATACTGGTAGTTGGCGTAGGACTGGAATCGATCGTCCTCAAAGATGACTGGTAGCGACTCAATGCTAGCTGCACCCTTATAGCCTTTGAACTGTCGGCTCGAGATGTCAACGCCGAAGATCCTGCCAGTTCCGAACTCATCAACCTCGCCGAGAACCCTGTTGTCAGAGAAGTTGTTGACGGAACCAGTCAGGTAGGCACCGAACTGAGTGTCGAGCTGGGCATCCACCAAGACACTCGTGCCGCTGAGCACAGACGTGTCGAAGAGCTTGAGGTCACCAGACTGAAAATTGAGCAGTCGGCCGTCATCAAGTGCCTCTGGCACGATCTGGTCCTGATTGCGCGTGTAGGCTTCCAGCATGACCCTATCGGAAGCATCATCCGCTATGCCGTCCGTGCCCTCGTAGAACGTGTGCAGGTCAGTGTAGGTGGCGTATCGGAACTTGAGCTCGCCGAACGGAAGCTGCTGCTTGCCGTTGCGCGTCAGAACGAAATCGAGAACGCGCTCTTTGTTGTCCAGGATGCCAGCCATGCTGATAAATATCCGGTGCTAGTTCCTTGCCACGCCGTCGAAGTAGGGCAGGGAAGATGTGGCGAACTGTGACTTGTTGGAAGACGTTGTTGCTGTCGGCAGAACCCTCAGATCTGTGTCGCGGTCGACGAACACGATCTGAATGGGAGAGTCCGTGATGGATTCGCCGGTAGAGAAGCTGGAATCTGACCGCTGCTCGAGCATGTCACGGAACTGCCCGTAGCGGTCGTAACGCGTGACCACGGTAGAGAACTCAGGCACAGCGTTCTTGACGCCGTACTTGAAGCCCTCAATGCCGGCAAACCGAACGCTGTTCAACGGTATTCCGGAAAAGGAGGTCTTAGGACCAGGGGTGAGATTGGGCAGATTCGGATAGAATGTGCTGGAAGCCACTGGTTCGGAAATGGAAGATGACGTGAAACCGGATCCATAGCCGAAGAAGAACCGCAGCAGCTGGTTCTCGTCTTCACCTATCTGACGACCGTCAGAGGCCGAGACAACCGAAACCGTTGATGCGGTCGAATACAGGAGGAAATAAGGCGTCTTGCCAAAATCAGACTGCAAATCCCGCAGAAAGTTCTGTGACGTGTTCCTCACTAGACTGGAATACTTCGGCTCGAACGGGAATGACTGGTACCAGCTCGATGCTATCGACGAAGTAGTGGCAGCCAAGAAGTCTGGATTGAACGTCGTGGCTGAATAGTCTGTCACCGGGGACATGATCGGGAATGCGATGCCGCTACTGCCAACGCTCAAGAGCTGATCGATCTGCAAAGCAGTGTAACCATCAACAGGATTAGTCAGATACGACTTGAGGCTAGGAAGCACCGTGTCGTAGTATCTCTCGGCCCTGTCCACAGCCCGGACGCCTCTCAGCAGCGATCCGGTCAGGCCCTGCGTGCCGGCTGCCGGCGATCCGACGATGCCCCTCGTGCCCGCGGTGAAGTCGCCCGACACGATGTCGTCGATGTAGGTGCCAGAGTAGGACGTCAGCGCCTCCACCTGGAACTGGTCAATTGTCGGGTTGTCGAAGTGCAAGGCCTCGTGGATGGCGTCGGAGTTGAGCGGCTGATTGGAAGTGTCGTGGAACTCCTTGCCGTCCCGGATCTGAGAACCTATGAGCAGAATGTATGACTCGCCGGGAGCCACAGTGATCTTGTTCTCGGCTTGATCGTCCTCTTGGCCTGCAAGTGAGGGCACCGGCTGGTTCGCCAAAGCGAAAACAAGTTCATCCTCTGGAAACACCACATAGGGTGAATCGAACTTGGTTGTCGACTCTTCCACGGTCTTGAAGTCTATGCCACCCGCAAGTGTCGAGGAAATGACTCTCGTTGCTGTGAACGGCTTGATCAGAGACCTGAATGCTGAGCTTCCGAAGCCTGTTCCGCCTCTTCCGCCCACATAGTCGTTCAAGATGACCTTGTTATCACCAGTTCTGCCATTGATGGCTGAGGCCGAATGATACAGAGAAGACGTGAGACTACCAGGGACTCTTGCGACGCCAGGTATCTGAAACGAGCCTACGATAGGAAGCCTGAATGTAGGATCTTGCGACACAGTTCGAACGTACTGATAATCAACCAAAAAGTCTTCCGTGTCCAACACGGGAGGGTTAGAGTTGCTCAGCACGTACTGAATGCGACTCTGCGTAACGATGTCTCTCTGGTAGTCAGTAGCGAACGTGGAAACGAAATTCACGCCCGTGGAAGTCGTCGAGTTGTAGTAAGCGTTCGTGATCTCAGTGGTGGGAACGGATGACGTCCTGAACTGGTTCATCACGAAGAAGCTAGCTCGCTGGCCGTTGAGTCCGTTGGGCGTAGGACCGAACTGGCCAGGAGGGAGAAATCCTTGGAGTCTCATCGAGCCAGAGAACGTGAAGAGGACCTTCTCGATGGCGAACGGCGCGTTGATGTAGTCTGACAGCCTGCACGTCTGATTTGCGTTGGCTTGAAACTTCTGGGCGAACGGAAATCCAGCTACGCTTGTAACGCTGCCCATTGCCCTGTACTGCTGAGAGAAGAGAGGGAACTTATCGGTAGGCAGGTTCGCTGTGGCTTTGTAGGTAGCCGTCCTCGTTGCATCGTCTGGATTCAGATAGTCAACCGCGGATCCGGTTGTCGTGCTGGCATCTACGCCAACCACGTCCCACTTGCCGGTCGCGAAGTTGAAGTAGCTCAGGCCGGAGTTGACGCCCTGATTCGTTCCAAGTGCGTTCGGGACTGAGCCGGTCGAAAAGAACACCGAACTCTCAGTCAGGACCGTCAGTGGGATCTTGATGATCGTCTTCGAGCTCAGTCTGTTCGAGAAACCAGGCAGCACGTTCGGATCCGTGCCGGTCAGGTAGAACGCGCCTGAGTTGGGCAGGACTCGCTGGTGCTCCTTGAACGGGCCTATGTTCTCCGAGTTGTCGAAGAACGCGAACTGGTCGGCGATCCCCTTGCGAACGGTGCCCGTGGCCAGGATGTCAGGTGTGGTGTTCGGCGTTGCCACCGACTCCGTGATGAACTTGAGATACTGACCGGTCGGCTCGAGCAGAGTGGGATAAGAGACCGTCACGTTGTCGCTGAAGATCACCGTGCGTGTGTCGTCGAACTTGACCGGCTTGTTGCCTGAGAAGTCCGGATCGCCAGTTCGGGCGATGGTCGGATAGGATCCCGTGGCCGAGTCGCGCTCTCGGAGCTGCACCCTGGGCGGGAGGCTGAGGTATCCCGATCTGCTGTCTGAACCCGAAATGACTGGCATGCTATCTCCTCAGACCAGCGAACGCTATGGAATCTGTGCCCACCACGATGTCCTGCTTGAGCTGCGTCGGCCTCACGACTTGGCCTGCTGTTGCGACAACGACACCCGGTGCTGGGAAACCCACGATGGAACCAGTGACATTGGCCAGCATCAAGCTGCTGATCTGCTGGTCATTGTACCTGCTGGCGTTCTGGCGTTTATCGGTCGTGTCCACGAACGGCAGTGCCATCGAGCCAGTGGCTTCGACGAAGCCAGGCTCAGGCATCGTCTCAACATTGTTGTTCAGCGGCACCTTGCCGGCATCGAAGTACGGATCTGTCGAGCGTGAGTTGAAATCGTAGAAAGAGACGATCGGAACGTCTTCGCCGAGAGAGTCCTTGACGTGAGAGCTCTCCAGCGAGCCGAACACGCCGTGTGCTGGCCGGGGGACCTCGATGGTGGAGAAGTCAGCGATGGGCCTGATCGTGAGAGGCTCGATGACGCCATCGTAGGTGTACGGGTTCCCGAAGTAGGCATTCTGCATCGTGGCAGCCATCGGGTACCGCTCGCTGCCGAGCTCGATGTAGGTCTTCGCGTCGAACTTGTCTGCCTCGCGGAACGGTTGGTATCCTCCAGCATCGATCGAGGAGTCATCGGGTCCCGTCTGACCGAAGTCTCTCTGCTCAGCCTGCAGCCTGATCTTCGTGAACGCCTTCGGGGAGTCCATGGAGAGCGTGGACAGGCTGTTGACGTCAGGCAGTGTCAGCGTCTCGTCAAAGAACCTGACATCGTAGTTGGCCTGCAGGGATCCGGTCCGAATGAGCCCTGGCGTGGTGTTCGGCAGGATCTTCGGGAAGTTGGCGCCGCGATAGTACTCAGGCCGGCTGATCTCGATGCCTTGCCTGTAGGCATCAGAGATGCTCGAGCCAGATACTGGGCCACCTATGAAGACTCTAGTTGCCATCGCTCACCCTATGATCCTGCCGTCGATCGTGTCAACTTCGTACCTGGTGTCAGAAGCATCCTCATCAACATCGTCGCCTCTAGCGGACACCTTGAGGTACTGCCTGTAGTCCTGGTAGCTGATCTTGGCGCGCTCAAGAATGTGAGACTCCACCACGAAGTTGGTGCCGAAGAAGTCTGTCTTGGCAGGCAACAGCTGCGCCAGGAAGTGCCCGATGGACACGTCAAACCAGTTGTAGAACTCGAAGAACTTCTCGAAGTTGATCTTGCCCGTGAGGCGCTTGAAGTAAACCCTGCGCAGCTTCTCCAGCTCCTTGTACGACATGGAGTACAACGCATCGGGCGTGCCCATGGCCTTCTCGATGGCCTCTAGCGTCGACAGGATGTTGATGATGTCCTCGTTCAAGCCTCTCACCAGGCTGACTTCGATGGAGAGCCTCGTGTCATCCTGCGGCAAGTTCTTGCGATCCAGCTCGTACAGCGGAGCCGTAGAGGCATCGTACCTCTGAACCAACTCTTCGTTCTCGAAGCTTCGAAGCCGGATCTTGTTGTACTCGCTGCGCTCGTCGTATCGCGGCTCGATCATGGCGAAGTCGAACCTTCTCGGCTCGATGATGCGCTTGCTGGCTTCGAGGCCGGCCGCGAGCGAGGATGAGAAATTCTGGGAGAAATCAACGATCTCGAGCTTGCCTGCTGCCGTCGACTGAGTGACGGGCTGGTCAACAGACAGGTTGAGCCTCAGCCGCTCGAAAGAGCCGGTTGGTGCGATCTCGAAGTTGAAGTTCTTGAGCGGATCAACGACGCCAACAGAGCGCGGGTTCCAGACGTGATCCTCGAACTCGGATGCATTGAGCGCCTTGGAGAAGAATCTGAGCTCACCGAACTGGCCCTCGAACCTCGTCTCTCTTGCGAGGCTGTCCGTGACATATGTCGGTGGGTGAACGCCGATCTCGATGGCAGTGTCCAGAGACTGAGAGCCAACAACCAGGAACGAGCCGCTTGCGTTAGCAGCCGCGTTGATGTTCGAGAACAGGTCCGTGTTGCCGCTGGCAGACTCATTGAAGATGGTGCTGGTCTCGTACAGATCGATGCCAGCACCGAACCTGTTGCGGCCAGCTCTCAGGAAGTAGCTAGCCGTTGTGAACGGTGATGCTAGCGTTCCCTTGCTTCGACCGTAAGAGACGTACCAGTCGCTGCCGTCGAAGACGTTCACGCCCGTCAGGATGAGGTGGATGACGTTCTCGAACTTGGCATCTATCGGCCTAGCGAACAGCTGCAAGCTGCCAGTGACCTTGCTGGAGAGGCTCTCGGAAACTGCCACCAGGTTCGCGACTGTGGCGTTGCCATCTGAGCCTGTCACGTTGACGCGCATGAGTGACTGGTTGCCCGCATAGGAGCCCGTGATCCGACCGGGAAATCGAATCAGATTCTCAACTGTGAAGCTGCCTGACGTCAGCAAGCCGTCATTGGGATCGTTCGAGATGCCGTGAGGCGGGAACTGCACCTTGTTGACGAATGTGCCAGCAACCTGCGGGAAGCCAACCTCGAGGCGGGAAGAGCTCAGGAACGTCGATGTCAGATAGGGCACAGAGGAACTGAAACCCTGCGCATCCGTGCTGGCACCCGTCTTGTTCAGAGCACCGGACATCTCCAGCAGTGCCCTGACCTCAGCGATCTTCCTTCGAGTCACCCTGAAGTCCTTGCGACGAGAGCCGCCGAACTCTCGGATCCTGACCGAAGTGTCCGGATTGATGCCGAGCGCCCTGAAGACAGCCTCAATGGAATGCCTCGTGCCCTTCGAGCGAATGATGTCTTGGAAGTTGGTCAGGAACCTTCGCAGCATCTGAGCAGTCACGTGCTTGGCTGTCTGCGAGGCTACTGCCTCGTTCAGCGCCAGGTTGATGCCCGAGAAGTACTGAGCGACAGACATGAGCCGGTAGACAAACGGCAAGCCATCGAATCCTCGGAGCTCATTGAGCACTGTCACGAGCTGGTCTGCAACACCGCCTTCCTCTTCGTAGTCGACGTGAACCAGCTTGGAGAAGTGGTCCAGGAAGATCTTGTACTCGTCGAACTGCTTGGCGAGCGTGAACAGGAACGCAGAGATGATCTGTGGCTGGCCGATCTTGCCTGAGCCGGGAATAGGCGTGGACGGCAGGTCTGTCGTGTACGGGTCACCCGTGTCAGCATCCTCATCCAGGAAGCCTTCAGCCTGGGTTGCCTCAAGCAGAAAGTGGCGCGGGATGAGCTTCGTTATGAGGCTCGGGTTGTTGGCATCGTAGTTGCTAGCAGACGTCAACAGGTCAGCGTTGATCGCGACCGTGTCCGTGAACGTCGGAAACAACACGGGCGAGATGTTCAGGTTCTCAAGTGGCTTGTTGGAGCCGCTAGGCAGGTTCTGCACCCTGAGGCTTGCACTGAAGCCCGACACTGTTGCGTGCAGGCCGTTGCCGGAACTGTCCAGCACGATGTCGTTGCCGCTGTAGCTGCCAGTAGGCTCATTGAATCGAGCGAGGTAGACGAGGTTCGGCTCCTCGATGGGATAGATGGTGTTGGTGATGTTGGCTGCGAGTTGGCCGTTCGACCGCGCCTCGTGGAAGATCCTGAAGTCGTCCAGTGCGCCTGAGAGCGTCTGCTGCGGCACGAACTGACCAGATGAGATAACAGAGGCGGGAACCGCTTGAGCCACGCCAGAGCCGACCAGCATGCTCGCAGTGACGAAATCCATGCTGCCCATCTCAATCGACGTGTTGGAGCTAGCAACGAGGCTCGAGCCGCTGAATATCTGGACCTGGTCGACGCCAGGCGTTCTGTTCAGGACAACAGCCACGTGGTTGAATACGTCTCGATCGAACGCGTAGGTAGCAGCCATCCTGTTGGAACCGGAGGTCGCAACAGCCACTAGGTTGACTGTGCTGGCACCGCTAGCAGACTCGGACAGGAAAGCAGAGATGCCGTCGCCCGTGCTACCGATCTTCTGGAACACCGTCATGTTATCCAGATCAACGCCGCCGGGATGGAAGACATCAAAGACGAACGAGATGGACTTAGTGCCAGGATCGATGGCGGGCTGTGCGTTGGGATCTTCAGAGAGCTCAGGCACCAGATAGCCCTTGCGATCCTTCACTTCAGCAAAGCTTGCGCTGAACTTGAGATAGGCCTTGTTCTTCGGGAATCGATCGTAGATGTACTTCTCGAAGCCAGTCAGGGAATCGAGATAATCCTGGATCTCGGTTCTGGAGCCGTCGAACGGGAAGTAGTTGATGATAGAATCGAAAGCCATGTTCACATTGGCTTCCGCAGAGTTGAAGAACGTGTGGTTGCTGAACTGCGACCAATCCAGTGGGATCTGCTGCGTGGACTTGAGCGGGTAGCCGAGCGGATCGTCGTTGTAGCTCGACGTCGTGTAGGAGCCAGAGTGCCCGTACAGATCGTCCATTGAAGACAAGTAGATCTTGCCTGATCCGCCGAACAGGTACTCGTTCCTCTCCGGCGTGAAGAGCTGAACTCTGCGACCGAATATGTTGGCTGGCCTGATCGGCATCACTCCACCCTGAACGACACGTTAGCTAGCTCATACCTCTCGGAGACGCCGAAATCGTTGCACTTGATCTCGATGCCGTACTGTCTGCCCATGGGCAAGCCATTCATCTTGATGTCGAAGAAGAGCCCATCGGAATCAGAGCTCATCCTCGTGCCGTTGTTGGACTCGAGGAACGGAACAACAATCTTCCTTGTCTGCTTGTCCACGATCTGGTAGTACACCTCGTCTGGAATGATGGACTTGAGACGAAGAGGCAGCTTGGCGGCGAATCGCTGCGCGTTCAGGTCGCGAACAAACACGCGGAACCTGTGCGTCTCCGTGCTCTTGAAGATGCTCTGCGAGTTCGTGCAGATGAAATCCAGATCCTTCGGAATCGACTGGAATGCCGTTCTCTCCAGGCGGCGGATAGTCAGCGAGCCGGTGTGGTAAGCGACGGTGCCATCCAAGCTCTCCCAGTACTGGTCGAACGTGACCGAGCCAGACGTGGATATGAGGGTCGAGAGAGGCGTCGAACCGGTGTAGGCCGTGGCCTCGTTAGACGGGATGGCGAACGTTGCTGAGTAAACGCCCGCAACGTTGTTGCCTGCTTGAGTGAACTGGCTAGCTGTCACGTACTTCACGAACGAGCCGGTCACAAGCTTCATGATGAGGCTGTTCTGGCCGGCGATGGAAGTCAGCGCAGATCCAGACACCAGATCGGTCAGCTGGTTGCGCAGGTAGCTGTTGAGGAACACCGATCCGGTCGAGTCAAAGTAGAAATCTTGACTGTGGTCGAATAGCGTGTCATCGAACGAGACGAGGATGCGAGGGTGTAGCGCTCGGTTGGAAGAGTGGCGAGACGCGAACCTCTTGACGAACCTGCTCTTGTCGTCCGTCTCCTCTGAGCCGCTAAAAGAGATCCGGAAGCCGTGGTCTGGAATCTGGCCTGCCAGCGTGCCAGAGACGAGGTCGGTCACATCTAGAGACAGGTCCTCGCGGCCGGTCGCAAAATACTGGCTCTTCCAGAGGTTCTTGAGGCCGTCGCCGTCCTGCAGGTTGCCGCTCGAGATGATGTCAATGTCATCGGAGCCGAGCAGGCCCTGAGCATCGGCACCTGACACGAACCAGGCGTTGTTGGTGCCGTTCGAGTAAGACGCTGTGATGAAGTTGGCTCTGTCCAGATCTCCGAACGAAGCAACGTCTCGGCCGATGCCTTCGTCGAATGACCGGGACAGTGGGAAAGCGATGAGCCGGAAATCTGCCGGGTTGGTGTTGCCGCCGAGCATGTCGAACAGCTGCAGAGTGGCCTTGAAAGACGGGCTGTTCAGGTCTGCAAGCGATGCAGTGAGAGCTCTCAGGGGTGCCAGATCAAACTTGACGAGCGCGCGGCTGATCTCTATCGGATCTGTCGTGCCAGAGATCTCGTTCTCTGAGTAGAGCTTGAACAGGTCCAGAGTGCCAGCACGGCCGACATTGGCGTCAGTCGTCCTGATCTTGCCGACGATCTTGTTGGTGATGTAGGTGTCTGAAGACGCTGTGAGTACGAGAAACATGGTTACACCGCCGAGCCAATGATGTCTGCGCCAGGGTATCGCAACTCAAAGATGGATCCGACAGGGCCCGTGTAGATGCCGTTCTTGAGAGTTGACTCCCGAGAGAACGAGGTTCTGTTGTACTGCCTGCCCTCGAATCGACCGGAGCCGTCAGTCGGAACATCAATGATCTCGAGCTCTGTCATGCTCAAGACGCCCTGCTGGTTGATGATGATGTTGACCAAGTCGTCCCTAACGATGGGCTGATTGATCTGGAAGTTGGACACGCGCAGTGCCCTTCCGATCGCCGTGTTGATCTTGGAGATGACACCTGACTTGTTGTAGTTGGGATCCAGAAGCACCTGGTATCTCACGCGGAAGTTGATGGGCTGCGCATCGAGAATATCGACAGCATCCGAGATGAGCCTAAACTCGTTGAGGTAGAGGCTCAGGTTCTCCTTAAGCGTGTCTGTCGCCACGGTGAGTCGGCCAGCAGAATCTCTCGAAATGATGTAGACGAGCGTTGAGAGCGGCGTCTCAGGATTGGGCGAGATCGCAGCTCTGAACACACGGCCGAACTTAGCGGGCAAGCTGTAGACCCTTGCGAGGAAGTCCTGCTTGCTGACGATGCGACCCTGAAGAGCACGAGCTGATGTCACCCTGGCTCTGAGATCGTTGATAGTGGGAGCCGTGTCGCCACCAACAGCAGCGACGGGGTTCGACACGTCAACAGAGTTGGCCACTCGATTGGACAGGTTAGTGAACGTGTTGTTGGCGATGCCAGGATGGTTGGCAGCGTTGTAGTCTATGGATCTAGGGAACTCCCTCTGGAACCTCTTGACGAACCTGATCGCGTTAGGGCCGACATTGTGGTTACGACCGCCGCCGTGCCTGTACCTGACCGTGATGGCAGTGTTCTTGGGGGAGATGCCGAGCGACTGGGTATCCAGCAGCTTGTTGGGATCCAGAGCGAACCTAGAGAACGTCGTCTTGCCATAGAGCGGCAGAGCTAGCTCAGATGGATCTGGGACGATGTCGTCGTCGAGAGAGTCAGCATTCCCGCTGCCGAAACGAAGCGTTGTGGCGCGGCTCTGAAGAGACGTGAGAGAGACGTATCGATAGGGAGCAGGAATGAGCTCCAGCGTGGAATCGACAATGTCGCCATCCGCGTTGACGTTCTTAATGCCTCTAAACACGTTCGACTGTGTGAGCGACTCGACCTCGTAGTAGACGTTACCGTCAGAATCCCTGACCGAGATGACCTCGGTGACGTTGGGGCTCGACAGCGAGATGGTGCGAAACGGCACGAACGTGTTCGGGATGCTGAACGTCTCAGTGCGCTCGTCGCCGGACACGCAGAGGCCGCTGCGGCTGACGATGAAAGTGCCTTTCCGCGCGCCAGTGCCAGCAACGCCTCTGACCACATTGGCCTTCAGGTTACCTGCCCTGTCCGTCTCCGTGAAGTCAACGTCCTCGACCAGGTTGAATTGGGTGCCGTTGGCAGATCGAAGCTGGGTGCCTGCAAGCACCTTGGGCAGAAGAGCGGGATCCGGGATCGGATTGCCTCCTGGCCCGTCGATGGCGAACACCTCGAAGAAGATGTCTACCTGGACGACTGCCGGCGAAGCGCCCACGATCTTGATGCCAGAGTTGCGAATGTGGTTCTCGATGTTCGCAGTCTCGACAGCAGTGTTCGGGTTGAGCTCGTTGAACTGGTGGTCGAGATAGAACGAGAGCGTGTCACCAACGAACGCGTTCATGTCCAGGAACAAGCCGCCCATGCTGGCTTCAGAGAAGTCGCTGATCTTGTCCGGGAAGTAGGCCTTGGCGTACTTGAGCAGCTCGGACCTGAACGAATCAAAGTCGCGGGCCAAGTAGTTACGCGTGCGCTCCTTGCGGATCTGTTTCTGTATTCTCTCTTTCGCCATCCTTCTGTTATCCCGCGGAGTAAATAACGACCTCGACCTTCTGGCCAGTGACGCCTAGGACTGGGATGTCGTACGTCATCCTGACGCCCACCTTGGCCACTTCCTTGTTGTCTTCGTAGATCGTGATAGGCTCGAAAGAAGCCGGCTGCACCAGTGGTAAGTACTTGGAGATGGCTCGTCCAATGCGGCGCATAGCCAAATTAGTGCCCTCGTCAGTCGAGATGTCGAAAGCGATGGGCATGAGGTTCGCGCCGAAGTCATAGAACGGTGGACGCTCGCCGTGGTTCGTGCGGAGCAGGTTCTTCAGGTTGTCCTTGATCTGGTCGAGGAGGTTCCTGTGCATCGCAAAGAGGCCGTCCGCGTTGTCGCCGAACTCCACGGGCGTCTTGATGCCGATGGGGTTGTTGGACACGAATCTGGATGCGGCCTGCCTCAGCTGCTCTTCTTCGAAGCCGACTGACTTGAAGTCGTAGACTTTTCTGGGGCCTGCAATCATCTACTGCTCCGGTTCAAGAGATAAGTATGCGATGTCGCGTTCTTGTCATGCAGGAACAGCGGTGTACGGAGGCACAATCACGGGCTTGGTGACAAACGCCGGACCGGCTGCTATCAAGTCAGCCTCAACTGCTGAAAACAGCGCGTTCGTGAGTTTCCTAGCCGTCTCGCGAGGCACAGTGTGCGCTAACAGCGAGCGAAGCAATGAACTTGTTGCTCCAACTATGGGTGGAGCAGTAGTGGCTGGTGCTGGCGGAGGCAAAGCCACTGATCTCGGTTCGAAGAAGCCAGCATTCAGGTCTTCAATGTAGGGTGGAATGATCTTCTCCCAGCCCTCTCTCGACTGTTCGCCGTACTCGCTAACTGCCAACCCAAGGAAAAAATCGGGATCCAGGAGAAGCACACCTGCGTCTATCTGGGGGCCTAAAGCATCAAGAAATGGGCCATCAAAGAAGTTGATGACGCCCATCGGATCTACCTCTTCTTCCGTCAGAAAGAACTCAGCTTGCGTCCCGAAAGACAGATCCACGTTCTCGAACGCCTCGCGGTAGTCTGCCATTACTTGACCTTGGCAACATCGCTGCGGAATGTTCTGTCATCAATCAACTCGCTCAATGCTCTAGCAGCTTCATTTATGGGCACGAGCGGAATGCCAAGGTTGCCAACAGTGACAGCTTCATCTGCCAAAACATCGAGAAAGACTTTCAAGCGAGTCATGAACTCATCGCCCAAAACCATGCTCTCTGTTGCACCGTCACCAACAAACGTCTGCCCTTCCGTACCGCTGCCGATAACAATCTTCGGGCCATCAATGATGACTGTGCCATCAGCCTCGAGCTGAATGACTGCCCTGTTCGCCCCCTCCTTGACGATGCGCACAGTGCCATCTTCTCGAGAGATCACGCGAATGTTGTTGCTTTTGGTAACGACGAACGCATCGTCGTCGACAGTCGTCGTGGTCGTGGCTCCGCTGTACGGTTCCAAGCCGAAGTTGGAGTCGCCGTCTGTGCGCATGGAGACGTAGACCCGACTCAGGTCGCTCGCGTAGTCAGGATCGCCCTCGCGAGGTCGAGCGCTCTGCGGCGTCTCTGATCCGGCTGTTGCGTTGCCAGGCCGCTTGTCGACCTCCTGCTGCTCGCGGACGTTCGTGACGACCTGCGGAGAAGTGGGATCCGCTTGGCCTCGGCCTGCAACAATGTCGATCGAGCCCTTGTTCTGGTACTCGTCCTGGAACGCTCTCGTGACAGCCGAAGACACTCGATCATCCAGGCCAGAAGCTACGCGGTCGATGCCCAGCGAGATGAGCGTGTTGTTCGAGCCCTGGATGACCGTGTCGCCTGGTCGCTTCGTGTATCTCGGCACGGCCTCCTTGACGGTCTGCGCGTACCCTGAGGACCTTGCCACGAGACGATCGAACGAGACCTCGTCGCCAGCAATTGTGTAGCCGTCCCTCGTGTTCGTGCCGTTCGGGAAACCGGGCCGCGTCGCGTCTTCTGACGCCGGGCCTGCCGCTCTCTCAGCCAGTGAGCGAGGGCCCTCTCTCTCGAAGCGCCTGTCAGAGTGCGTGTAGTTGACGTCATCGACAAAGATGGGCTCAGGCACTCGACACATCCAGTACTGGATAGGTGTCTCGCCATTGGTGTTGTCCGTGATCACCCACACGGTCTCGCCAGCATTGACTGGCATCATCATGTGTGGAGGGAAGAACGGGAAGCAGATCGTGGCCACGTCTGAGTTGCGAGCCTGCGCGTCCGTGATGATCTTGGCAACGATCGAGTTGCGAGGTGCTAGCCTGGCATACTGCGGGTTGTCGATCTGTAGCTGAGCCAGGGGAGACTCAGGTGTGTTCAGCAGCGAGGGGTCGTTGATCACATCGATGACGACAGCCTTGGAGATGTTGCTCTGACCAGCAGAGTACCTCTGGTCAGAAAGCTCGTTGGCGATGGAGCCTCTGTTACCAATGAGCCGCCTGGCATCGATGTTTCTCATGTCTCTACTCTATGTGCATCTGCGAGTACAGGTCGTCAGCATCCAGCTTGGCTTCCCGCTCCTCTAGCTTCACGATCATCTCAGCCAGCCGCAGAATCTGTTCGTTGGACTTGCTCATCCGTTCCAGGTACTTCGTCAGTGTCGTGCCAAGCGTTGTGTGGGTGACTGTGGAGTTGTCCATCGTCATCGTCGCGTTAGTGAAGAGGATGGCAGCCCTCTCTCGATCGTCGACGGCGTTCTGATAGATCTCTTTCCACAGCATGCGGCGCTTGTCGTCCAGATCGCTCAGGGAATCCAACAGCTCCTTGAAGTTGTCGACGTTCTTCTGGAGCTTGCTGCTCTTGTCTAGCGCCTTATCAAGCTTCTTGCTTGTCATCAATCCTCCCAGAACTCATAAGCGAAGATGCCGTTGCCGCCTGTGACCTCCCTGTAGTTCCTCCTGATGGAAGACAGGGCAGAGGACAACTGGTTCTGCTCTAAGCCAGTGATCTCCCTTAAGTAGACGAGAATCGATCTCTTGTTCATGATGTCGACCTGCTCGATGTTGTCGAACAGGTACTTGATCGCGTTAGCGACGAGGATCTGACGGTCGTTCTTGCAGCCGAGCTCCAGCTCGTACATGAGCTTGCCGATGATGAGATTCATCTCTTCTTGCGTGACTAGAGAGTCTGGTGACTGCACGATCGTCTTGGACTCTATCGAGTACTTCTCCATCGGCGTCATCGTGCTGTCGTCATCAGCGCTCACTTGAGCCCGAGCACGCTTGATGTACTTCTTGCTCTGGTTGATGAGCCAGCGCTTGGCCGTGATGTTATAGTAGGAGAAAGCCTTGGTGCCACGCTCAGGATCCCACTTGTGAAGCGACTCGTACAAGAATGTGATGCAGTCAGCCTTCATCGCATCCGCGTTCTCTCGCGGGCACTTGAATCCGTACACCCACACCAAGTTGTCCACAAGCGCTGTGAATGCAGGCATGATCTCGTCAGCGAACAGCTTATCTTTCTCTGCATCAGAGTCAGATCCCTGCCACTTCTTGATAGCCTTGTCAGTGTTCTCGGTGAAGTAGTTCTTGGACTTCACACCTGGGCGTCTCTTGATCTTCTTGCGGACAAGCTTAGGCATCTGATTCCTCGTTCTCTTCAGGCTGCGGGCGATCGACCGATGCTGACATCGTGATTGCAACAGCCAGGACGGCATTGCCAGCATCCTTGATGCTGTTCAGGCAAGCACGGACCTCCCTGGAATCCATGAAGAGAGGGCGGCCTGCGATGTCCAGCAGTTCCTTGTAGCTGTTGTCCAGCAAGTCTAGCGACTCCTCAATCGCTCTCTCTACCTTCAGGATGAGCATGGCGAACTTGATCGCGTAGAACACTGCGACGATAGCAACAAGCGATGTTATGACTAGTGCGATGACCATTTCACCCCAACATGTCACGTGTGAACTTGCTGTCCAGATCTGCAACGACAGAGTCGATAGAGTAGTCGCGAAGAACTGCTCCAGCAGACTTCCTGGCTCTGGTCAGATGCTCGTCACTGTCGAGAAGTGCCCGCATCTGCTCCTTGCAAGACGACTCATGAGGTTCTGCCCAAAGACACCCTGGCACAAACACACGGCCATCGATCTTTACCTGAGGGACCTGGATCATGTCGAAGCTGACTGGTAGCAGCGCATCACCCACGAAGTCCATGTACCCCGAGTGTTCAGTGCCGATGACTGGCAGGCCGCACACAACGGCCTCAAGAACTGGCAGGCCGTAGCCCTCACCCCTGGACGGCATGAGCAGGCCAGCATTCTTTTCGCTCATGTAGATCGCGCGCTTCTCACGCTCGGTCAGAGCACCGTGAAGCAAGTGAACACCAGGAGCACCCTCGACGCCAGCAAGCTTCTTGGCCTCTTTCACGCAAGCGTCCAACTTGGCCACAGTGATCTTTCGGTCAATGGTGGTGTTCCTGGCTGAGTTAGTCTTGACGATCAAGCTCACGTTCGGATCGTTGCCGTACTCCTCCACGAACCACTTGATCGCGTTGAACGTGTTCTTGCGATCGTTGGAAGCATCCGTGCCAGTCAGCTGACCGAAAACCAGGAAGAACTTGCCATTGATGCCTTCCAGCAGGCCGCTGACCTTGTCCTGCATGATCTCGCCTTCGGTCTCCTCGGGCAGGGACGGGTGGAATGCCTCCCTGACAACGTGGATCCTCTTGGAGAGGCGGCGACGGTCGTAGTCGTCAGTCGCTGAATCAATGAACGACTTCTTGGAGAACTCGGACGGAACAATGACCCTGTCCATCCTGAGGCAGGCTTTGATCCAGTCTTGGCTCACCCTGTCGGTCTCAACGCCAGCAGTGACTCCGATGTTGAACTTGCCCTTGCCCGGGTCCCACTCGTGTGGCAGCTGGATCTGAATGGTTGCATCGAACGTGCCGGCAGTCTCAGTCGAGTGCGACAGCGAATACTCGATGAGCTCTCGGTCGTAGTGGTCCTCTGAGTTCAGGTACCACGGAGTCATGCCCCACGGCATGCACTCGGTCACTACGCGGCCAACACGGCCAGATCTCTCAAGCTCGCGAGCCCAGTGAACGAACTGGCGAGAGTGGTATCCGTAGCCTGACTGAGTGAGAATCGGTCCTCTGACTAGCAAGCTCTTCATTGTCCAACCTCCTTCAGCTCAACTCTCGGATACCTGTCTTTCCAGTTCTCTACTGCCTCAAGAAGCGTCTCGTGCCACTTGTCGACGACGTCTTGGTAAGCGAACTCAGATTCAGCGTAGGCCTTTGCCTTCTGTCCGAGCGCCTTCAGTTCGTCATCAGGCATCTCCACAAGCTTCTGGATTGCTGCAGCGATGTTGTCAGGGTGAGCGTAGTCCTCGAAGATGTAGGGCACCATCTGGCTGCCCACGAGCGACTGCATGTCGACATTCAGGGCAACGCCGTTCTCCGAGCCGTCTCGATGATCGACGACCTGCCGGGTCTGACCACCCGTCTTGACGGCAATGATCGGATTGCCGCACTGCATCGACTCCAGCGTCGGAAGCCCGAAGCCTTCTGCGTAGGAGATGTTGAGGCAGAAGTCAGAGATGTTGTGCAACACGTTCATCTTCTCGAAATCTAGAACCTCCGTCGAGAAGAAGACGTGCTTGCGCAGGTCGAACAGGTCGAGCGTCTGGTAGAGATTGGGCCCTTCCTGATCGGTGGGATTCGTGTGCATGACCAGAGTCGCCTTCGGATCCTCACCATGCTTCTCCTTGTAGTCATCAACGAACTTCTTCCAGGACATCAACACGTCATTGGGGCGCTTGCGCTTCGCGTTGCGGTTGATCCACAGGCAGACTCGGTGGTCGGCACGTTCTTCGCCGAGGATCTTCCTCTTCCAGTCGAGCTTCTCATCATCCGGCAGCTCGTAGAACATGCCAGGCGGCAGAGCGTGCGGAATGAAGTTGGAAGACTCAGGGAAGTCGTCCATCACCTGTGTGTAGGTCTTGTGCGAGTGGCAGTTGATGAGGTCAGTCGCCTCGTACAACGGCTTGTTGAACACCGGCTTCGGGTCGTTGTCCCACACGTGCCACCAGACAATGGGGCAGAACTGGTGAACCTCGTCCTCCATCTCGAACATGTAGATGAAGAATCTGGGGTCTGTGAAGATGAACAGGGCATCTGGCTTCTCAGTCGCCAGCGTCACCCTGAGCAAGTCCGGATTGCCGAAGCCGTCGATGGGCTTGATGATGAAGTCGTCGTTGACCTTGACGGTGTCATAGTTCTCGTGCTTGACAGCAGCACCGAACTGGCGAAACGACCAGCACCCCTTCTTGAGCAGGCCCTCGATGAGATGCCTGGATTGCGTGCCGACCCCTGAGGCCGACAGCGCGTGATCCGATATGAGCAGGATCTTGTACTTCTTGTCGGTTGTCATTGCGCTCCGTGTAAGTATGCAACCAAGACGCTTTCCAACATCCTAACTGCACAAGGGCGCGCGTAAACTAGAATCCGACGCTGTCGCAGTGCTCGGTGCCGCGATATTCGCAGAAGCGGCAAGCCATTCGCTTCTTCAGGCACATGCTGGATGACCTGGATGACACGAACGAAGAGAGCTTCTTGTCCACCTTCTCAATCGTCTTGGGGCCCACGGACACATCCAGGCGACTCAGGGACCTACCAGGCTTGGCAGTCTTCCGAAGCAGCACGAACGCGCAGCCGATGTCCTTCAGCGGCTTCTCCTCGCGCAGAGACCAGTACTTCTTGTAGAACGCGAGCTGGCCCCACGTCTTCATGTCTTGCTGCTTCTGGATGGACCAGCCGCCGGATCGAGCGGTCTTCCAGTCGATGATCCAGTATCGCTCCTTCACGTTGCCGCGCTTGTCGGCCTTGCGAGAGACGATGATGGCATCAATGAAGCCCTTGAAGTTGAACTGCTCGCCATTGAGCTCGTGCTCAGTGGGCTCGTAGAGCTGCTCTTCTGCGGAGATGCATTCCCAGTCTCCGAACTGCTCGTCCATCCACTCGGGCAACCCGGACAGCGAGTTACGAGCCCAAGCGACGTGCTCTTCAAGATCGTTGTGCTTGTACACCCAACGAGCAGCACTTGCCTTCTCAGACAGTCGCTGGATATACTCGGGCGAGTCGAATCCCTTCTCTGCCCAAGCAGCACGCAGCTTCGCCTCGCAGTCGTCAATGTCCAACGGGCCGCCGTTGAGCCAGGCTTCGATCGTGTTGTGCAGGATCGATCCGTAGTCGAGGTAGTGGCTCTCGTTGTCCTCGATCTCGATGCCGTCAACGTACTTGAGCTTGTGCTGGTACGGGCAGTCAAGCCAGGTGCGAAGCTCGGAGAACGATACGTGTTTCTTGGCCGTCAAGTGCTCAGTCCTTGCTGTAGTAATCGGAAGAGGAACGGATCTTCATTCCCAGGCCATCGACGATCTCAGCACCCATCTCGCGGCATACAGCAGCTTCTGGAATCTCATCCACGAACCTGTCTCCGCCCTTGGCGAAAATGTCCGGATGCACGGCTCGCAGAGACTTACACACGGAGGGATCCGTGTCGATAGAAAGAAGTGCCTCATCCACACAACGCAGGGAAGACACGATCTTCAGCCTGTCCTCAGCAGACATGAACGGAGCTCCCTTCTTTAGCACCGCCTGCTCATCGTTGTTGACAATGACGACTAGCCTATCGCCCAGCTTGGCAGCCATCTCCAGATACTCGATGTGGCCAACGTGGATGGGGTCGAAGTAGCCGCTGGCCGCAACAGTCTTGATACCATCACTCATCGTCAGGATCTCCGGATCTGTTGAACGAATCACCGTAAAACTCGGCCTCGAACATCATGCGAACAAGCTGGTCGAACTTGACCTTCGGCTCCCACCCCAGGACCGTCTTGGCCTTGGTGGGATCTCCGAGAAGAAGCGGCACCTCTTCCGGTCGGAAGAGCCTCTCGTCGATGGAGACATACTTGTCCACGTCCAGGCGAGCGATCTCGAACGTCTTCTCCAGATACTCCTTGACGGAGTAGGTCTCACCGGTTGCGATGACGTAATCGTCTGGGGTGTCGTGCTGCAGCATGAGCCACATGGCTTCCACGTAGTCGCCAGCAAAACCCCAATCGCGCTTGGCGTCCAGGTTGCCCAGCTTCAGCTCCGTCTGCAGGCCCATCTTGATCCGAGCCGCAGCGCGGGAGATCTTGCGGGTGACGAAGTTCTCGCCTCGACGGGGCGACTCGTGGTTGAACAGGATGCCGCTGCAAGCAAACATGCCTCGCTCCCGGTAGTGACGCATCATATTGTGGCCGAAGAGCTTGGCGCAAGCGTATGGAGACGCAGGCTCGAACCGCGTGGTCTCAGACTGCGGCACCTCCGTGTTGGCACCGAACATCTCAGACGAGCTAGCCTGATAGAACTTTACGTTCGGCACGATCAGCCGGGCAGCCTCGAGAAGACGAGTGGTGCCGAGCACGATGCCAGATACGGTCTCCTCGGGCGTCTCAAACGAGACACGGACGTGCGACTGGGCAGCCAGGTTGTAGATCTCATCCGGCTGGTACTCGTCCAGCAGCCGATACATCGAGCTCGCATCCTCGAGAGAGAAGTACCTCACCTCGAAGTTCGGATGCTTGAAGATGTGATCGATGTTGGGTGTGTGGATGTTGCTAGTGCGGCGCTTGAGGCCGATAACTCGATAGCCCTTCTCGAGCAGCAGTTCTGCCAAGTAAGAGCCGTCCTGGCCTGTGATGCCGGTGATCAACGCTGTCTTCAAAATCGTTCTCCTTAGCTTACGCCTCGGACATTAGGGTATCTGGCAACGAACGATTGTACAGTCTCACGCAGGCCCTCGCGCAGAGGCGTGTACTCGCCGTCCCATCCAAGCTCGCGGAGTCTTTGGTTGGAGGTCGGCTTGCGATGCTGACCTTCTGGCTTGCTCAGGTCCCACTCGATCTCACCGCTGTACCCAACTAGGTCACGAATCATCTCAGCCAGCTCTCGAATGGAGATCTCTTCAGTACAGCCTATGTTGATGGGATCGCTACCGTCGTAGTGCTCAGCAATCCAGTGGATAATTCTGGCAGCGTCCCTAGCGAACGTGAACTCACGCAGTGGACGACCAGAGCCCCACAGAGAAACAGATGGGGCTCCAGACAGTTTGGCCTCATGGAAACGGCGGATGAGCGCAGGAATGACGTGGCCACCTTCCAGGTCGTAGTTATCGTTCAGGCCGTAGAGGTTGTTCGGGATGACGTTGACGAAGTTGCAGCCCCACTGCTGCCGATAAGCTCGGGCCTGAACGTCGAGCATCCTCTTGGCATAAGCGTAGCCGAAGTTGCTAGGGTGCGGAGGCCCGAGATGAAGCTGATCTTCTGTCATGGGATAGGTGACATGAGGCGCGTCTGGGTAGATGCACGTGGACATGACGGATACGAGCTTGCAATCAGCGTGACGACACGCTTCCATCACGGCCAAGTTCATTCGAATGTTATCGTCGTAGAACTCAGCGACCCTATCTGTGTTGGCCTTCACTCCGCCCACGCGAGCTGCGCAGTGAATGAGAACGGATCCGGAATCAACTATGCTAGACAGCTTCCCTGATGCATCTATTGCCGTGAGATCAACATCAGAAGATCCGATTGCTTTTGCGTGCTGTGAGAGCTTGATTATCTCAGATCCGAGAAGACCAGTGGCACCAGTGACAATCGTTTTCATGGTTGTCTGTTGGGGTGCTTGATGTGAACAGACGGCAAGTCGCCCTGAAGATCGATGAGTTCAGAAAACATGGAGTCTAGTCTCTTGGAGACGTCTTCTGGCATCGCAGACGTGCTAGAGCTTCTCTGCTTGAAATTGCTTGCGATCTGCAAGTCGCCTTCAAAATCTAGAAATTCGGCTAGCTCCTTATCGACAGATGGAAGCACAAGATCCTCGTACCTCAGGAACACGATTGGAATACCAACATCTGCATTGTACCAGCTCTCGAAGTGATTGCTCAGCTCTGGAAACCCTTCATTGCTATCAATGTACTCTCTCATCGGCAACGTTATCCGCCTGCCTGAACCCAGGTGCTTCAGGTGCAGGTTGATCCACCTGAGATCTGTGCCTGTTCGTCGCCAGAATGAAAGAAACGACTCGATCGGATTGGAATACAGGTAGATCACGCGATCGACATCATCTTCCACGGCTTGATCCGAGAAAGACTGATGCGGGTTGTGTTTCTCATCGTAGCTATCAATGCCCATGCTCTTCAGGTGCATAGTGAGAAACTTGAGACCGCTACCCCCGTAGCTGTACAGCCTGACCTTCATTCGTTCACCTCCACTCAAACCACCCTTCGATTGGCACCTTGGACAAGTTCTTGTTGCTGTGGCCCTTCCACGGTCGCCAATCCTTCCTCACACCAACACTGGATGCTTCAGATAGAAAAGCTGCCCACCAACTCATCGTTCCGTGCTCGAACATGATGTTATCGAAAGATCTCATCTTGTCGAAGTCTTCTGATATGCTAGCTGGCTCGAACACTGGCTCGAACTGCAGCAGTGCATCCACAACACCGTTCAAGTACTCAGCTGCATCCTCGTGCCCCACTGACTTGCTAGCATCCACATCGTTGTGGAACTTCAAAGAGCCCAGCTCTTCCGGGGTGTACCGTCTAAGCTCCGGCAAGTCAGACACAATGTGCAGCCTATCGAAATCAAACGACTCGATGGCTTCTCTGTAGCTGTCTGCTGATGGCTTGTACTCGAACTCGTTCCTCATGAACAAGCGGTCGCCTGTCCTGAAGTGGAAGACGAGATCACGGTCATTCGTCTTGCCGACAGGCTCAAACCAAGACTTGATCAACTCTCTGTTCTCAATGAAGTAGCGGTAGTCCTCGAAGTGACCCCTGACAACGATGTTACAATCTGGCATCGAATCTTGTGCCATGGCTGCAGCGTAGTTGCCATCGTTCACGAAGACAGCTTGGCTGCTGGCAAGACCAGCAGTGACCTCTACGCCACCAACCCACACGTTGGACAGCTCGTTCAGGCCGTAGTAGTCAGCCCACGGAAGAACCGCCTGGACCTTTCTGCCGTGCTTCTCTGCTAACAGCCGTGCTGCGACCAACTGGAACACGTTGTTGCCAAACCCGTTGGTGAGCTGGACAACTACTGAATTTTCGTTCCCGCTCAAGCAGCAGCTCCAAACTTGAAGAGCGCGTCGCCAGAACTGTTCACTGGATTGGCAGTCGATGTTCCCATGAGCGAGAAGCCCTTGGACGCCATCAGCTCAACTGTCTCTGTGAATGACATGGCTCCCTCGTACTGCATCTCCCCGAACTCGATCCAGATGTGTTTCACACCTTCGATGGCAGTGCCCATCCCTTCGATGACATCCCTCTCTGCGCCCTGAACATCTATCCAGGCCAGATCTATCGAATCCACGCTGTTCTTAGATGCCCAATCATCGTATCTGATCGTGTCGACATGTACTGGCTCCTCTAGTGTGAGATGGTATCCCTTCTTGAGAGAAGAGGAGCCGGAGTTGCCAAGCTTGAGATCCTTGTAGTCACTGCCCTCAATCCATCCGTACTTCTCCGGGACCGATGTCTCGTTTGGGTTGTGCGACTGATAGAATGGAAGCGTGCCATTCTTGTTGGACAATGCAGCCTTGAACAGGATCACGCGATCGTCACTCATATGCTTCTCGAACACTTCAGCGGATCTAGGATCTGGCTCGAAGCAGTAGATCTTGCCCACGTTATCGCCGAGCGCGTGAAGAAACCTCTGCGTGTCCTCTCCGAAGTGAGCACCAACTTCCAGGATCCTGATGGGTCCAGTAGCAGAACCTGTGAGCAGCTCGGTGAAGAATGCGAACTTGCTCTCGTACCCGCTCATGTATGCTTTCATCGAATGCTCCTATCGCTCTCTAGAAACTCAATGACTGAATCAGCCCTACTGCTCCAAGTGTGCAGCTTGACGTCCCTGTTGGCGCTCTCGATTATGGAAGCGACCTTGTCTGGATCATTCAGGACGATGGAGAGCTTCTCCTCGAAATCGCTCAGATCGCTCTTGAACAGCAGGCAGTTGTCGCCGTCTCTGAAAATGCCTTCGTATCCGTTTCCAGGCTGCTCTGCCAACAGAACCGTGCCAGAGGCCAGCACTTCGAAGTATCTAGGAGTCACGTCACCAAAAGCTGCGAGCGTTGCTAGCCAAGACTTCGACCTTCCTATCGCTGCTGCATAGTCGTCGTAAGAGGATATGCGATCAGCCACGGAGTCGCTGCCGTTCCAAAACACGTCGCCGTTATCAACCGTGTTGAGGACAATCTCCCTGATCTTGGATCTAATCGACGGATTGGCGAATGCTCCATCGGGATACAGGTTGTGCTCGTGGAGAGCGCCACTGAAACCAACCGAGAACTCTTTCGATAGTTCTCGATCATGGAAGATGTTGTCGAAGTGTCCGTACGGCAGCAACTCAGAACGGAGACCAAGCTCAGCTGCAGATTCAACGACTAGCGGAACAGAAGAGTACACGCAGTCCACCTGAGACGCTCGGCAGAACTCTAGCTTGCTGTCCAGATTGCTCTGCGGCTTGAAAGCGTACGCGGCCTTGGTGACCTTGATCCCAGAATGATCGGGATACTCTGGCCTATTGAACCATCCGAGCCCATAGATGACGGCATCGAAGCTGGCATTAACCGCGTCTAGATCGCTGTCAGCCACGCCGCTGGCTAGAGTGACCTTCGCGCCTCGATTGGCCATGGCCATCGGCAAGCCATAGTAGTAGATGTACTTCTGCTGAGTCGCTGGGTTCGCATCAGGATCTACGTACAGGATCTTCATCGGCCAGCAGGCTTCCGAAAGTGAACCATGGCTAGCGTCCTATCGTGATCTCCGATAGCATCCTTGCTCACTACTTCGAAGCCGATCCTCTCCGCTTCTTCAGAGAGCATGTCAGGCCCGTAGAAGTACCATCTTCCCGGAATGGCCTCACCATCGTGGTCCTGAATGAAAGCTTCCCAATTGTTGAACCTAGCTCTTCTCATCAGCTTCTGCTTGCCACCTTCAGACGCGTACTTGTCGGCATCGGCTATGGCGATCATGAGATTGGCACCTGGCTTACACTTGTCGTACAGCGATTCCAGGTACGCGACAGCACCAGAGAACGATATGTGGCAGAACACGTCATGCGAGAACACAAAGTCCAGCGAATCATCTTCGATGCTAGAACAAGAGAAGTCAGTCACTTGATGGTACTTGGTCTTATCGTGGTACTTCTCTGGCATGTATTTCCAGAACCCAGTATGCTCAGCCGCTTGAATGTCGATGCCGTGGCATTCCTTGGCTTCTTTGGCCATTCTCAGTAGCCATCCGCCGCCGTTGGTGCCGATGTCAACCACGACCGCATCTTTGATGTAGGGCTCGATGCAGATCTCTTCGATCTTCCACATGTCACAATGCATGGCACCCGTGCTCTGACGATCTCTGGCACAGGATTCGAATCCCTGGACGCTGATTGGTGTGCCGCCACCCCACAGGCCTACCATTCCGCTAATCTCTTTCTCGAGCTTGCTGCTGTCTTCACTCGCCATGTTATCTCCTCGGATCCTTCACACTTGGCGCTATGTCCTGCATTCCCCTGAACAGGTCCTGCTTGTAAGTGCCGTTCTCAACCAGGCCGACATTGACGATCTCTGGCTGAACCATGTGAGCGTACAGAGACACGACCTCGTTATCGCCCCACCGGTGCTTGTAGATGCCGCCGTGTTGATTGACGGCTGCTATCCACGATTTCCACAGATCCGTCTTGAACGTGTCTGTGTTGATCACGTATGTGTCACACCAGTCCAAGAAGTGGAAGTTCCAGCCAGCATTAGGATCGTCCATGAGGGCTCTCAGGCGCTCATTCTTTGGCTCGATGCCATTCCTGCTGATGAAATCTCTCGTCAGGTCCCAGAGGCCTTCACGCGTATCCAGGTGGCCTTGGTGCGGTCCGCCATTTTTTAGGCGCTGACCCACGAAGTAGGCTCCGATGTCATGGCCAGACTGCTCAACGATCGTGATGGGGTTCTCTTCTACCACCCTGGTGTAGCCACCCTCGTCATCGTGCACGATCATCCACTGATGCTCATTGGCTCTGCACTGGTCATGGTCATACATGTTACTGACCAAGTGGCACATGTGCAAGTAGCCCTTTCGTCGGATGCCGAATCCTCTCGCGTAGCTGTTGTAGTGGCGATTGTAGAAGAGCTCTTGTTCTGGGATGTGAATAGGCGTTCGGTAGTTGATGCTGATGAACCTAACATCCTGCTGAGTGCCTTCAACCAATCGAGCTCTTAGTTCCCTGTCATCGTAGATGTCATCGAAGTAGTAGACGTTGACTGGGAACCCTTTATCCTTGTTGTAGCCATTCCAGATGGTGGCAAGCGCATGCTTGATGCAAGCACTTCGAGAGGAAACGATGTTGATGCTAGCCTTTTCCGTCATGTCAAACTGCCTCTAGCGCTGCAAATGCATCCGAGTAGCTGCAAACCTTGGTGTCTTTCCCGGCACAGAACTCAAGGAACGAACCGAACTGCTTCGTAAGCTGATCAGGCCCATCCAAACTAACCTCAACAGGCTCGTTGTTTACTGTCACCGTCTTGGCAACCAGGTCGCCAATGAGCAGATCGCCCTCAGACTCGATCACGATCCTGCGATCAACAGAATCATGGAGCCAACTGGAATGGATAGTGGCTGTCGTCTCACCATGACTCAAGCTGTACTTGGCATCGATAACTCTTCCTGTTTCACCCGTCTGCTTGGATCGGTCAGAGACGTTGACATCACCCAGCATGTATCTAGCCAGATCCAGGTCATGGATAGACAGATCAAGATCAACACCCACATCAGCAATGCGAGTCGGCAAGCTGCTCAGCCTGAAGAAGCTGCACGTGTCAACTCTTCTGCCTTTCGTGGCATCGACCAGGGCTTCAACAACTGGATTGAACCTCTCAATGTGGCCCACTGCAAGCGAGCCAGAGAATCTCTCCAGCCTTCTTGCTGCATCCAAACTGTTGGAGATCGGCTTCTCAACAAGCACCTTGAGGCCGGCTTCGAGAAGCATCTCTGCCGCATCAACGTGCGTGGTAGTAGGGCTAGCAACCACAGCCAAGTCGTGTGGCCCTGATGCCAAGCACTCCTGCAGCGACGAGAAGTGAGTCTCGTTATTCAGCAGCTCCTTGGACAGTTCGCCAGGCTCCACAACAGACACGCTATCGACAACCTCGAAGTTCCTAATGGCATTCAAGTGATAGCCGCCCATCTTCCCGCAACCGACTAGAACAACCCTCACTTGGTAGCCTCCAGAATCGACTTAGCCACGTGGCTAAGCTCTTCGTCCGTGAGGTCAGGGAAGATTGGCACAGCAAAGACGCCCTCACACACCCTGTTGCAGACAGGCAGATCCGTGTTCCTGAACTCTTCAGGAATGGCCGTCCTGCTAGATGCTGGGAATGGATAATAGCAAGCCGTCGGAACGCCCAGCTCGTTCAGCTTGTTCCTGACTTCCTCTCGATTGGCCGCTCTGATCGAGTACTGATTGAACACGTGCTTGCCGCGGTCGTCAGCAAACGGTAGAACCAAATCAGCGCCATCGAGAACTGAATTGTAGTAGGCTGCATTGCTGGCTCGAGCGTTGTTCCACTCGTCGACGTGCTTCAACTTGACGCTCAGGACAGCTGCCTGAAGAGCATCGAGTCTGAAGTTCCCACCGAGATACAGGTGGTCGTATCTGACATCAGGGTTGAGCCCGTGCTGCCTCATTGAGATCATCTTCTTGTAGCTCTCTTCGCAGTTGGTCACAACTGCACCGCCGTCGCCGAAGCAGCCGAGATTCTTGGCGGGGAAGAAGCTGAAGCAGCCGAAGTTGCCCATCGAGCCAGCCTTCTTGCCGTTCCACTCTGCACCGATTGCTTGAGCAGCATCCTCGATCACGACCAGGCCGTGTTCGTTGGCGATCTCCAGAACAGCTGTCATGTCAGCGCACTGCCCGAAGATGTGAACTGGCATGATCGCCTTGGTCGATGGCGTGATGGCCTCAACGACTCTGTCTGGATCGATGTTGTAGGTATCCTCGCGAATGTCAACGAAGACAGGCTTGGCACCTACCCTGATGATAGCTTCTGCTGTCGCAAAGAACGTGAATGGCGAGGTGATGACCTCATCGCCCTTTCCGATGCCGGCTGCCAAAAGAGACAAGATGAGGGCATCAGTGCCAGAGCTACATCCGACTGCAAACTTGGTGCCGCAGTACTCAGCCAGCTCTTCTTCGAACTTAGAGACAGAGCTACCAAGAATGAACATTTGGGAATCAATAACGCCTTGAACAGCCTCATCTAGTTGCTCTTTCAGCTGCGCATACTGGCGCTTTAGGTCCAAGAATGGGACTTTCATTGTTAGCTCACGGTGTGTTGTAGCATGTTTTCTAGCGCACTGGCGTAGCTGTGCGCATCTCTCATCATCGTTCCATCTAGGCTATCAACCATGATGAACGGATTCCTTCTCTGCTTTCTGCCGCTATCCATGTCTAGCGCAGGCGGCTCGTACAGCTTGCAGGGCCCGAACGTCTCCTCGTCCTGAATCTCTGTCCAGGATTCGCACCACGGCAGGCCTACAGGCAGCTCGTTGGTGCCGCCAGCTGTGGAGCAGACAAGATGACAGCCGCAAGCTAGGGCGTCGACCACCACGTTGGGACAGTGGTCAAGCCAAGCCAGGTGAACGAACGTCGAGCATGCCTTCATTGCTCCGATGAGAACAGACCATGGCTGCTCACCAACGTAGACAACTCGATCCGAAGCGATCTTGGCGACTCCGTTCAGGACATCTTGGTCATCAGCCTTTCCGAACACCAGCATGGCAGCGTTGTCTGGCGCGTGGGCTTCGAAGTATCGCACATTGTCCTCGAGCCGCTTGTGAGGCCGCCAGTGGGCAGCACACATCCAGAACTCTTCGTACCTAGCCAGCTGCGGGATGGCATTCTTGATGTCCATGGGCTCCACCTGCTCGATGATGTCGTGGCAGGTTCCATTCTGGATCGTGTGGATGTTGGCACGCTTGCCGAAGTGGTGCTCGATGAGACCTCGGTCGTACTCCGACTGAACAACTACAGCATCGGCCTCGTCGTAAGCAGCCTTGATGGGAGCGTTCTGGGCCCGCCAGTCCTGGTCGCTATTGAAGTAGATGCCATCCAGCCGCAACAACGTGGGAGCGACCTTGTTCACGACCTGAATGAACGAGATTTGAGCATCGGGCTCATCTCTGGGGCCGACGATCTCATGGCCCAACTGCGTCAGCTTGCGAGCAAGCTTCTGCGCGTAGTTGTTGGGGCCGTTGGAAGCCCCGAAGTTGACGTTGTCGAAGTAGATCTTCACTCGATGTAGCCTCTAGCCCTAATGAACTCTGCTGAGCCCTTCTGTTTGAAGCTGCGCTCAGTATTGAACAGGTTCGGATCTTGCAGATCGATGTCATAATGGTACATGACTCTCGGCAAGAATACAAGCGGTTTGTTGGCAAGACGGGCTCTCTCCATCATCGGCAGGAAGACGGCCTGGTCGCAAGCGATCATGATCCAGTTACCATCTTCGTCTTTGAAGTTGTCCTCGTTGAGCCCCTTGAGCTCGCTAGCAACGAACGTCTTCAAGTGCGATGACTTCCAGGGCTGCTCGTAGACGGACTTGCTGGCGTCGATAGGGCCAGAGATGTTGTGATCCGTCAGCGACCACCTGTGAGCCGTCCAGAGAACGGCCGGCTTGACCTGGTCATAGAACACGTTGATGATAGCAAGCGCGTCCAAGTCGATCAGGTAGTCACCAGCATCGAGACGGACGATGACTTCATCATCCTCAGCCATGTTGTTCACGATGTCTAGGGTGTTCCTGACCTCGCCGTGCTTCTCTTCACGCTTGATGACGGTGACCTTCTCTGAGACGCCTAGCCTCTCTGCGTAACCAGCCGCAGCCTCGGCCGTGTCATCATCAGACACATCGTCGATGACCACCATGCGCCAGTTATCGTAGGACTGACCTGCCACGGAGAGCATGGTGCGCCACAGCTTCTCGCGGCAGTTGTAGGCAGGCGTCAGGACTAGCATGCCAGCACCACTCAAGCTGCCACCTCGATCTTCACGTGAGGCATCGGCCGGCTCAGGTCGACCTTAGTGTGGAACACGTGGCCGCCAGTCTCATTAGCCAAGCGAGCGCCCATCTCCTCGATCTCCTGCTCAGTGACCTCTGACCAGGGCTTATCGAAGACCATGTTCTTCTCAGCCGTGTCCTCCACCTCCTGGCCGTAGAGAGACTGCCAGAACCCGGACCAGTGATCGCGGTACATGCGCAGCTTGCGAGGGATGTCGATCCAGCTGTAGTGGACGACGCCTGGCAGGGAGTTGACTGCGCGCTGGAACCAGTCCTCGTATGCCACCAGGGCGTTGGGGTTGCCTTGCAGGGCTGCGATGCGTATCTGGTGGACGCCCTGGTCGTAGAACCCGGCGTGCGGAAGCTGGTCGCCCGTCTCTCTGTTGATGTAGTCGCAGGAATCGGTTCCGGGCAGAGCATAGACGGTTCCGTCTTCTCTCTCTTGACGAAGAGGACCCGGGATGCCGTGCGTGATGTGCGGCTTGTTGCGGCTCAGGCGCCACTTCCACGGGTTGATGTCGACCCGCACCTTCTCCTTCGAGCCCCAGTACTCCACGACGGGCAGGTCCACGATGTCGATCGCCTTCGGGAAGTGTCGGCACAGGTTGACGATCTTCTCCTTGCTGCCGGCCGGGACCACCTCGTCCACGTCCTGCTGCCAGCAGAACTCCATGGTGCACAGGTCTCTAGCTCGAGCCTTCTGCCAGCCGTCTGACTGCGGGGCCCAATCGGAGGAGTCCCAGTCAACCAGATGCTGGTGCACAACCAGCCTTGGTTCTTCCTCAGACCACTGCTGGAGCCATTCCCACGTGCCGTCGCTAGAACCAGCGTCCACAACGACAACCTCGTCACAGAACGCCAACAGGGAATCGATGGACTCTCGCCAGGGGTAGCCGCTCTTGTCGCAGTCGTACGTGGTCGTGTAGCCTGAGACCGTGGGGACATAGTTCATGTGGTACTTGATCGCGTTCCAGAAGACCTCTCTAGCGGCGTAGAGGTAAGACTCGATGTCGAGCAGGTTGTCGGTCGCGAACCACTCCTCATCCTTGTGCTGCACGTTGTCGTTGAGGTCGAGCTCCAAGCCGAGCAGCTTCGCCTCGATGACGACGCGAGGGCAGGTGTCAGCGCCGAGGGGGTGGAAGATGAGGCCCTTGGAAGACGCGAGCTTCTCGAGCATGTCATCGTAGGGCAGGCCCCAAACCTCTTCCACCTCATAGCCCTTCTCTTCAGCAACCTTGATGGCCTCGTCTCGGCCCTTGATCCAACTCGGAGAAGAGAGCACGATCCACTTGTCGCTCACATCTTCTCGAGCTTCCCTGAGAGCCTTGATCTTAGCGAAGAACTCGTCGTTGAAGACGGAACTGAGGACCTGGGTATCGGCACCAGACAAGAACGGGAACAGGTTAGCGTACCTCTGCTCCTGGGCCTCGGACATCCAAAAGGTCTTCTTGGCGCCGAGCAGAAGAGAAGAGTAGAGCTTGCCCTGCATCTCCTCATGACAGTTGCACTCAACACCTTCAACAGAGAGATGCTTCTCTGGGCTCCTCCACTTGCAGTACTTGTAGTCGTACTCAACAACTGCGTACTGGAGGTTGGCAATGATGGTGGGAATCAACTGCCAATCCAGGGCTCCAATGTTGAAGA